TGGTCTGATTCGATCCACCCCTGCGTTAAGGGATAAGGTGAAAGATCCGCGTTCTAGGGATTCTGGTAACACGACGTTGCACAAGGTCTTCCCAGGAGGAGCCTTGACGATGGTGGGGGCGAACTCCGCATCGGGTCTCGCGTCGAGGCCAATACGTTTGGTCTTATGTGATGAGGTCGATAGATACCCCACTTCGGCAGGAACTGAAGGTGATCCTATCCAGCTTGCGCGTAAAAGGAGCGCAACATTCTGGAACCGCAAGATCGTAATGGTATCTACTCCTACGAATAGGGGTGCGTCTCGGATCGAGGAGGCATTCGAGCAGTCCGACCAGCGACGATACTACGTCCCGTGTAAGCATTGTGAGCACGAGCAGATTATGAAGTGGGCTAACGTCCGATGGGATGATGGCGACCCAGATACGGCAGCGTATATGTGTGAAGCATGTGGTGTTTTATGGTCTGACGCTGATAGACGATGGTCGATTAGGAATGGACTATGGAAAGCGCAGTCTGAGTTCAAGGGAATCGCCGGGTTCGCTATTAATGGCCTATGCTCACCATGGACGCCGCTGTCTGATGGCGTGAGGGACTTCCTCGCTGTACGGAAGAACCCAGAACAGTTACGCGTATGGACGAATACGTACCTTGGCGAAACGTGGGAGGACGCAGGTGAAACCATCGATGACTACGATTTGGCGGAGCGAAGGGAAGTCATTGAGACTATCCCGAATGAGGTGATGTTCCTAACCTGTGGTGTTGACGTGCAGGATAACCGACTTGAGGCTACGGTGACTGGTTGGGGTAGGGACGATGAGTCGTGGACGATCGAGCATGCGACCTTGTACGGCGACCCTAGTACACCTCAGCTATGGAATGCGCTCGATAGCGTCATATTCAAGACCTATGACACGTATTCAGGTAAACAGATGCCGATTCGGGGTACATGCGTGGATTCTGGCGGTCACTTCACCAATGCGGTGTATCAGTACTGCAAAAAGCACACGGGAAGGCGTGTATTTGCGATTAAGGGTGTCGGTGGCGAGGGTAAGGCTGCTGTAGGTCGCCCGAGTAAGTCAAATGTGGCAAAATGCCCATTATTTCCAGTCGGTGTAGATACAATTAAGTCATTATTGTTCGCTCGGATGAGGATAACTGAGCCTGGTGCGGGCTATATTCACTTCTCGGACACGCTAAATGACGAGTATTTCCGCCAGTTAACGGCTGAAAAGGTGGTCACAAGGTTCCATAAAGGGTTCAAAAAGCGTGTATTTGAGAAGATAAGGGCTAGAAACGAAGCTTTAGACTGCATGGTGTACTCATATGCGGCGTATGCTATACTTGGCATCAATGTCAATACGCTAGCGGATAAATCGAAGTCGGAAGCGCCTAATATGGCTATTGAAGAACAGAAACCTGTTAAGAACAAGCAAGCGCGACCCTTTGTACCTCCTGTTGGGCGCAATTTTACGAATTCATGGCGCTAAATTATGGCAAACCTGTTTGATGTAGCAAATGCGCCCGAGGGCGAACCAGCAGAAGTCGTTGTAGGCGACTTTCTTCAATGGAAACGATCGGATATCGCCGCTGACTATCCTACATCAAGCGGATATACCGCTGAGTATGTTGCTAGGATCACTGGTGGCGGTTCTACTGAGATCAAGCTGCCTCAATCTGCTAGCACGACCGACAGTTATTACCACTTCTCGGTAAGTTCTGAGACTAGCGCTGTGTTTCTACCAGGGTTGTACCACTGGCAGTTAGAAATCACGCAGACGAGTTCTGGTAATCGACTGGTTGTCGATATCGGTGACTTTCAAGCCATACCTGATATGGACAACAATCAGGCCGATCCACGCATTCACGCTGAGATTATGGTTTCTAAGATTCAGACGATTCTGGAAGGAAAGGCTGATTCTGATGTTGCTAGCTACAGTATTGCGGGTCGATCTTTGACTAAGATGAGTTTTTCGGAGTTAGTTCAGGCTCGAGACTATTATCGGCGAGAAGTAACTCAGCATACTAACAAGGAGCTATTGAAACGTGGCAAATCCAATGGCTCAACGGTGAAAGTGAGGTTCTAAATGGCATTTTTTGACTTCCTGAAGCCGAAGCCCAAGAAGATGGTAATGAAGCGCGAGTATGCCGCCGCAAGTACATCTCGATTGTTCAGTGATTTCTTCGACTCAAACCGTAGCGCAGACAGTGAGTTGTATCCTGTTATGCGCCGTATGCGTAACCGATCTCGTGATCTTGCGCGTAATAACGAGTACGTTAAGCGTTACTTGGAACTATTGAAGAATAATGTTGTCGGTGAACGCGGGTTTTCGCTACAGGTTAAGCACATCAACCCATCTGGCGACCTCGATCAGGTAGGAAACCAAGCCATTGAGGACGCATGGAAGCAGTGGGGCAAGAAAGGCCACTGTACTGCCGATGGTAAGATGAGCTTCATTGATGTTCAGAAGATGGTTATTGAAGGCTTGGCACGAGATGGCGAGGTTTTCATCGTTAAGCACCGATCATCGACGTTCCACGATTCATTCGCGCTAGAATTCATTGAGCCTGATCGAGTAGACGAGCAGAAGAACGAGTCGTACATCAATGGTAACGACATTCGCATGGGTGTGGAGCTAGACAACTTCCGACGACCCGTTGCCTACCACGTTCTGACCTATCATCCCGGCGATTACGACTACACATCAGTCAAGACCAACAAGAAGCATGTAAGGATTCCCGCTGACAAGGTAATTCATATCTACATGCCACTACGTGCTGGTCAGACTCGTGGTGAACCTTGGACTGCATCAGCAATCAGTGCGATTAAGCAGTTGGATGGGTTTAGGGAAGCGGCGGTAATCAACGCTCGAGTAGGTGCATCTAAGATGGGATTCTTCGTCAGTCCTGCGGGTGACGGGTTCATGGCAGACGAGATGGACGGTAATGTGCCTATCATGAGCGCTGAGCCTGGCACTTGGCACCAGTTGCCACAGGGCGTATCGGTGGAGCAGTTTAACCCGCAGTTCCCATCAGACCAGTTCGATGACTTCCACAAGTCTGTGCTGAAAGGTATTGCGTCAGGTTTGGGTGTATCGTACAACAGCTTATCTAACGACCTAGAAGCCACATCGTATTCATCTATTCGACAGGGTGCGCTGGAGGAGCGGGATCACTACAAGAATCTACAACGGTTCTTCATTGATCACGTAGTCCGACCAGTCTATGAATCCTGGTTAGAATCAGCGATGGAAATGGGCTCGCTTTGCATCCCGCTAAGCAAGTATCAGCGCTTTGCTGAAGCATCAGAATTCCGAGGCCGAGCATGGCAATGGGTAGATCCGCTGAAAGAAATGAATGCGGCTATCGCAGGAATGAAAAACGGCGTGTTGTCGCTTCAAGATGTTGCATCGAACTACGGTAAGGACACTGAGGAGTTGTTAGCTCAGATTGTCCGCGATAAGGCGCTAATGGAGCAGTTCGGTGTTAACTACGCATTAGAACCCTATGCCGCGAACTTCACGCCAGTTGTACCTGAAGGAACTGACAGCGGAGACGAGAATGCCTAAGTATAAGGGGAAGGACATTGATACTACTCCAACGGATGGCATGGTATCTGCGGCAAAGCGAGGTCTTGATCTTCGCGAGGAGTATGGCCGTGGCGGTACTGCTGTGGGCGTTGCTCGCGCTCGTGACATTGTTAACCGTCGTGAGCTTTCTATTGATACTGTCAAGCGTATGTATTCATTCTTTTCTCGTCACGAGGTTGACAAAAAGGCTGAAGGCTTTAATCAGGGCGAGAAAGGGTATCCAAGTGCCGGAAAAATTGCGTGGTTACTTTGGGGTGGAGACGCGGGCTTCTCGTGGAGCAAGAAAATTCGTGATAGAATTGAGGCTATGGACGAAAGAAGTTACGAAGATGCTCGCCCGTATCCTAACGAGCATGCGGCGCGGATAAAAGATCCTGATCAGTATCAGGGGTTCCGACGCATGAATGATGAGCTCGGCGATGGCATTCACATTGT